ATCTGTCAGCATATCTCAGGCAGTTCTCAATGCCGTCAAGAATCATTTCATCACGGAAAGTGTAGTTTACAAAGTTTGATTTGTATGCTAGATGATTTGATATCTTAACAAAACACTCACCAAGATAATGAGTACACTGTGGAGTTGGTCTGTTCTCATCGATTGATAAGTTCCATTCTTCTTTCCACTTTTTAATTTCTTCGTAGAATTTTTTATTATCCACATAATGAACATTTTTTTCTTTCGTCATTTATAACTCCACTTAATCAAATCATACTATTATAGTAACAAAATTAAAGACTTATGTCAAGCATTATTATGTTAATAACATTACTTAGTTGTGATAGAATAGATTTATTAACACGCCACAAATAAAAATATTTAATTAAAAAAGAATTAAACGCTTGACAACATCCTATAAGATTGGTATAATTGGCTTGTCAGAAAGAAAGAGAAGAACTAATGAACAATCTTATCTTTACCATCAATCAATAAATCTAACTGCTCCGTCAGATATTCAAGTTCATCAAATTCAAGATCTTCTAGTTCTTTAGCTTCAGGATCATCTTTTAAGAAGTCACCTTCAAAAGAAACAGTTTTACCATAAACATTCTCTACCATCTCCTCGTAAGAGGAGTACAGGCGCTCACTTAATCTATTAAAACAAATAACATTAAACTGATCTATAACAACTTCACGATCATCTGTCATTACCAAGTAAGGACGGAGTACCATATGTTCGCCTATTATTTTACCGTTATCATCAGTAACAGGTTTAGCAGTTATCTCTAATGGGAACTTTATCACAATAGAATCAGCAGTGAACTCAATGTCGCCTACAAGACTAAGACCATTAACAAGTTGTACAATGTTGTAGTTAATCTCCACTGATAGGCACCTTTATCATTTTGTATTCGAATCCTTCTTCATTATATATCTTTACACGCTCAACCATATGTCCAAGAGTGTAGTTCTTTTTAGACTTCCAAGACAAGTCATCACCAATATCAAAAAGCTCACAAGAAGTCTTGTTGTCGCCTTTTCTCAACCCTCTACCAATACTCTGTAAGTTTCTGATTCTACTTTTACTAGGTGAAGCAAAAACGATATTGTGTAAGTTACGAATATTTATGCCTGTTGAAAACGTACCATATGAGGCGATGATGATAGCATCATTTTCTTTTTCAGTCAATGCTCGTATCTGTTCTCGTTGTTCAGTATCAGTGCCGCCATGAACAAAGAACACACTTCGTTTGTCTCCTACTTTCTCACTTACTAAATCGTTCAGCACCTTGCCGTGCTTCTCTACATATTGAAACAACACTAGCGTATTGCCTTTCTGAGTAGTGCATAGATTTTTTATGAAGTTATTTCTTTTAGGGTGAGAAACAATCCAATCCATCTCTTCTTGATAGGTCATCTTCTTAACTTTCTGTCGGTCTTCATCACAGTAATCTAATAGTAAACAAGTAATAGCAAGATCAGCTACACTCTTTTGTTCCATTAGTTTTTTAGTAGTGATAACTTTTTTGACAGCGCCAAAGATGCCTTCTAGTACTAACTTGTGTGTCTTGGTACCGTCAAGCGTACCAGTAGTTCCTATTCTATACGGTGCGTTAGAACATTTGTCTAGTATAGAAGTAAGAGATTTTGCTTTGAAGTTATGCGCTTCGTCTCCGTACACAACATCAAACTGTTCAAACCACTGCTTAGGAAACTTGTAGATAGACTGCCAAGTAGAGATAGTTATTGGTGCTGAGTTTGACTTTTCTTTTCCGCCGTAGATTCTGTGACAGTTTTCTGCTGCGTTCCAATCGTCTGCTGTTGCGTAGTCTCCGAAGTCTCCAAACATCTGCTCAACGAGAGAGGTTGTTGGCACAATGAGGAGCTGTTTGCGACCAAGATGTTGGTGATAGCGAACAAGGTTATAGATAATAAGAGACTTGCCAGATGCAGTGGGGGAAAGTAAGAGGGCTCTCCCTTCGTTGATAGAGTGTCTGACAGCCTCGATTTGATAGTCTCTGATTTCAATGTCTTTTCCGCCGCTTTGTAGTTTTAATTTTTTAGCTAATGATTCTACATACTGCGTAGATACTGGATCGCCAACATCTTTTATATCAACTTCTATTTTATATTCTAACGTATTTGCAAATTCTTTTAGGTACGGTAACAGACCTACATAGAGTTCTTGTCTGTACATGTTGAACAAACGTGCTTTTCCATCCCACATGCGACTCTTGTAGCTAGGCATAAACTTAGCTCCAGGCACATCGAATGTAAAGAATTCAGATATCTCTTGGGCAGTAGAAGGGTCACTATCTACTTTGAGAAACACTTCATTCTTTTTAGTTACTCGTATCACTACATAAGTCCGTTAGTAAACTTCATAAACTCGATAGCATTTTTGATATCCCAAGTTCTGCTATTGAGAGATTTCATAACAAACTCACACTGATACAAACACGCTTTAATATATTCTATTTTATCTACGATTTTTATTATGTCAGAATCGCTATCTAGATATTCTTGCATCTCATTTTTTAGAGGCTGCGGTCCTAGATACTGTTCCCATCCTAAGTTGTCTAACTCTTCACGAGACAGTTCGCCTCTGAAGTAACGCCACTTAATACGGCGCAGAGAATACATCTGAGATTCATATTTTCTCAGTTGCAACTTGAAAGTTGTAAGGTGGTTCAGATACTTAGAGTGTAGCTCAGGAGTTTTTGTAGATTCACTGCCAAGATTCAATTCATCTATCTTGCAGTCAGCTTTCCACTGATCCTGCAATTCGTTCAACGTAATCATAATAAAGCCTCATAATATATAAACTATTTATACTGCCTCTATCTTGTACTGCCTGTATCTAAACGAAGCTACTCCCTGGAAGTAATCAGTATTACCTGAACTCAATTCAAACTCAAGTCCACTCAAAGATGTAGGAAACGCATCTTGAAATACAATTTTAGTTTGTGGATTATTGTTAGAGTCTAGAATGAACAAAGTTGCATCACTAAAGTTTCCTAACGCTTGTTGTTTATCAACTCGGATGTTAGGAAAACGATATGACTGGCTGTTAGAGAAGTCTGTGTATTGCTTGTGTGATTCAGGAAAGCCAAGACCAATAAGCCATTCATAAAGCTCATTATAGTTTGCCATGTTTTCTTGTATGATAAAGCGAATCAGTAATTCACCGTATGCAAGTTTATCACCCGGCTCATAGTAATCTACGAGAGGTGTCGCAACTTGAGGCGAACCTAATGAAACATCAGGTATATTTGCAGACTGGCAGAAAAATGAGACGTTGGGTAGATTGTGAACTAAAAACTTAAAGCCATTTGGCTTTAGATAGTCTAGTTCTCCAGGGTTTCCAGCGTCCCATGAGGCTTCTGATACATTTGCTAATACATCAACCATAGTAATATCCTTAAAAATCGATACTACTATTTATAACGATTTAAACTACTGCGATTGCAGCCATAATGACAGGTGAAGTTACTACTAATGCTAATAAAAAAGTAACAACAGTTTCTAGCTTGGCAGTCTTTGCGCCGATTCTCATTTCTAGGTCCTTGCCTTGTGAGCAGAATAAAGTTAAAAGTAGTGAACACCATGATAAATGTTCACTACTATGTATAACTTTTGATACCCAACATGACAAGATTCTAACAAAATAATGACAAAAGTTTGTCAGTTTATTCTGCATTCTTCCAAGTAAAGGCACCAAAGAACATTTCGTCTTCTGACATCTGGCCCCATGGTACTTCTCTGCTTGGATCTGGGTTCATCTTGTTGTCTACTGAGTTATCGAATGCGCCTTCTACAAACAAACGAGTTCCTTTGGGTAAGGGCTTAGGCTCTCTCCAAGTATATGAAAGTTGCCAAGCATAGTCGTACACAGGAACATCAATCAACTCTTCACTGCTGCCGTCTGGGTAGAATGCAGTTGCTTTCATACTCTTACCACGGAAATGCATGTGCGGCAAGAATGTGTGTAGATTGACATCGTTCTTCAATACTACTTCTGCTGTCTGTACAAAGTTAGGATCGAATGGGGGAATTGGTGTCCAGCTATCAGGGAATATACAAGCACAGTCGCCTGCCATTCTTTCTTCTGGTACTACACCCTCGTCATGGAAGTACAAACCAATTCGTGCGTTGTCTGTTCTAGCTGTGCCGTCTGGTGTGTAGTGTAGCTGTAGATTTACAACTGAACCTGCACGAAGTAATCCGCCAGTGTTCTCGTCATAAAAGTCAGGATCGCCACCTGGAACATAAGCAGAGACACTCGCAAAGTTCATCTCGGCTTGTCCACCACCTTGTGCGCCTAGAATATTCATACTGCCTTTACCAGGAAGTACTACTGAGTTTAGCATGTGATGCATTACAGTAGGCTCTGAAGGCAAGTACTCTGAACCACGCAACCACTTATCTTCTGTTAAGCCAGTAGGAACACTGACATAACGATAAGGAATTGCTGAAGGTCCTGCAGGAATCTCCATAGGAGGTACTTCAATGATCATATCAGGCTCGCCGTGTACCCACTCTGAAGTAGAGTAAACAGTTTCTGTTAGTGGATCTCTGTCACCTTCTACAGGTGCACCTGCATCAATCCAAGCTACAAGAGTTTCCATCTCTAAATCATTTAGTGTGCGATGATTTATGATATCTTTTGCATACTTGCGATCAATCTGTCCGGGTGGCATTCTCAAAGAAACAATAGCTTCTTTGATTGATGGGGCAAATGCTTGTAGCATTCTATAGTCAGTCATTGCCCAAGGAGCAATACCGCCTTCTCTGTGACACGATTGACACTGCTCTACAAAGATAGGTGCTACATTTTCTGCATAATCAATCTCTGCCGCTTCTGCTCTCATGCCTAACATAAGCACAAGTATTGCAAATGTACTTACTGCTGCGTTTACTCTAGTCATCATTCAGTTCCTTGATAAATTTTGCCATTAGTGATATCTCTTCGTCTTTGAGAGTAGCGGCTTGTCCAAACATAATACCGCTCATGTCACCACGGTTAATCATTTGTTTGTAGTCAGTCAGTGCTTCAACTATATAATCTTCTTCCATCCAGTTAAGACTAGGAAATCCTGGTTTGCCTTGTGCTTCATTGCCGTGACAAGCTGCACATGTTTTCCATTTCATTTCTACTGAACTAAAGTCTACTTCTTCTGCGTACAGAGTTCTTGCTCCTAGAAATACTACAAACTGAAATGCAAGAAGTCCTACAAATGCAATTGCTGAACCCCATAGACCTTTTCGTGCTTGTTTCAATGTTGGCATTAATCTTCTCCCATAATCGCTAATGTTACTAAATCGTTTTGTAAAAGTTGAATCTCTTCAGTCAGTACTGCATATTCTTCTGAAGTAGGTTCTAAACTATTGCGTTCATCTATTAGCAATTTTAACTGTTCTATTTCTTTCATCTTTTAATTTTTTATATCCTTCGTCATCTAAATGTGTAATAGCAAGCCAAGCGTGAGTCATTTCATCACCAGTTCTCGAACCGCCCATAACAAACATATCTGGATCTGGATTGTTTGGATTTGCTGCTGTGTTGTCATACCACTGCTTCAGTATTATAACTGCGCCTGCCGGAATCAAAGGAGCTACATCAGGTGAATACAAATGACTGTGATGCCATGTTGCACTCCACTTGCTGATCTGACTGACTTGCTCTGTGCGTCCTGTTTCAGGATAGAAGATTTCTAAACTTGCTGCATTCATACGCAAGTGTCCATGTGGCTGAAAACTATCTAAACGTACAGGATGATCGAAACTGTGAAATCCCTGAGTCATTGCATATCCATTGGGTGGGACTACTAAATCGTCCTGATCTCCAA